TTCTGCAGAGCAGATCAACAAAGTTGAAAACTACCGTGATCCAGACTCATTTGCAGACATTGTACGTGGTATGCACCTATACGGTCGCAAAATCTTGCGTCCACAAGCATTGGTGTCAGCCGTTTACAACGCTGCATAATATTAAATATACTGTTGGGCGAGCTATGTCAAGCTTGCCCTTCAGCGTATAAAACAGTAGGATAACTCTATGGCTACTTATGTTACGTTAGTAAATGAACTGCTAAGACGCTTGAACGAGGTTACACTTGATATTGCAGGTGATGGCTTTGATTCTGTGAGAAACGTACAAGCTTTAGCTAAAGATGCAGTTAATAGTAGCATTAGACTTATTCTACAGGATGGTCAGGAATGGCCTTTCCTCAAAACAACTTTTACACAGACCCTTAGTGTAGGTACGAGACAATACGCTTTCCCTGCAGATTACTCTAGTACAGATTGGGATACATTCTATCTTAAGAAACTATCCTCTGAAAACAATAGTCCTATGCCATTAAGCACTATATCTTATGAGCAGTACATACAGAATGTACGTCCATCAGATGATACAGGTGATCAAGTAAATGGGGATGGACCTCCTGCACTAGTGTATCAAACATTAGGAAATGCTTTTGGTGTTAGTCCTATACCTGATGCAGCTTATGAAATAGAGTATGTGTATTGGAGATTTCCTACAGACTTAACTGCTTTTAACGATGTAGCAATTATACCAGATCGTTTTAAACATGTAGTTATAGATGGTGCTATGATGTTTATGATGCGCTTCCGTAGCAATGAACAGAGTGCTGCCATGCATCAGAATAACTTTGAGGATGGCATTAAGACAATGCGTAGAGTTACCTTTGATGATACTTTATTTGTACGCTCTACTGTTGTAGGTGATTCAAGAACAAGTTCCTTTACTAGCGGTATATAATGGCTGATAATCTAGCTTCCTTCAAAGTCTTCTGTCAGGGAGGGCTTAACACTAGTAGGGATGTGCTTTCTCAGGGTGAGACACAGCCTGGATCAGCTATATCTTTGATTAACTATGAACCTGCTGTTACTGGTGGCTATAGAAAAATAAGTGGGTTTTCTAACGATTTTGGTACAGTAACAGGCCAAGCCAACACACCTGTGTTAGGTGTATGTGTAGCAGATGGAATAAATGATGGTATCTTAGCTTGTAGAAAACCATCAACAGGTAATAATTATTTACATCATTGGAGTAATTCTAGTTCTTCTTGGAATGCTGTGACTACTTCAGGCTCACCTACAATGACAGGTGTAACCAAGATCAGGTTTTCAAGATTTAACTTTGGCACACCAAAAGTTGTATTGACTGACGGTGTAAATCCTGCAGCAACATATGATGGAACAACATACACACAGATCACTCACGCTAACGCACCTACAGATCCTAAGTTTTCTGCAGTATTTCAAAATCATTTATTCTTAGCAGGTGACCCTGCCCACCCAACAAAGCTATTCTTTAGTGCACCGCTAGATGAAACAGACTTTGCTCCTGGTCAAGGTGCAGGTGTAATAAACGTAGGTTTTCCTATAGTTGCTATCAGATCCTTTAGAAACGAGTTGTTTATATTTGGGTCAACTAATATTAAAAAGCTAGGAGGCACTGCACTAGCTAACTTTGTATTACAAACTGTAACAGACGATCTTGGTTGCCTAGCTACAGATAGCGTCATAGAAATTGGTGGTGATTTATTATTCTTATCTCAAGATGGCTTACGTCCAATTTCAGGAACAGCAAAGATAGGCGATGTAAATTTAGAAACAGTATCAAAAGATATTCAGTCTATATTTACAGACATTGTTTTTGACATTGATCTTAACAGTCTTAATGCTGTAACTATAAAACAAAAGACGCAGTTTAGGTATTTCTTTGGTGCAGCAGACTCACAGGGTGTTATAGGTGGGTTTAGACAAACACCAAATGGATTGCAGTTTGAGTATGGGCAGTTACTAGGTATTACAGCTACGTGTGCAGATAGTGGATACATAGGGCAGAACGAGTTTGTAATACACGGTGACAACACAGGTAAAGTGTACAGGCAGGAACAAGGTACTAGCTTCGCAGGAACAGATATATTTAGTTTGTTTCAAACTCCTTTCTTTCATATGCAAGACCCAGAGCAACGCAAGATATTCTACACTGTAGCAACTTATCTTAGATCAGAAGGTGATAATTCTATTGTAATGTCGGCTGTATACGATTACGAAGATGTAGACACACTTAATCCGACAAACTTTAATTTATCTACTACAGGTGCTGCAGCATTTTATAATGAGGCGCTATATAATAGTACAGCAATTTACGATGGTAACCCATCACCAGTGCAACGCACTAATATATCAGGATCAGGTAAATCCGCATCTTTAAAATTCGTAACTAATGATTCCAATGCATCACACAGTATCCAAGGTCTAGTGGTTACATTTGGAGTAGGAGACAGGTTATAATATGGCAGGTTATACAAGACAATCAGTAGCTGACATTATCGCAAATGCGGTTATTAAAGCTGCACCAGTAAACGCAGAGTATAACGCAATACGAGATGCTTTTGCTTTATCAGGTGGTCACAGACATGATGGTAGTTCTACAGAGGGTGCTTTTGTTCCTCTTATTGCTGACACAGACGCACTAAATAAAGTTGTAATAGATACTAGTAATAACCGTATAGGATTTTTTAGTGAGGTTGGTGGCGCTGCAGTAGAGCAATTACGTATTCAAGACGGTGCTATTGTTCCTGTAACTGACGATGATATAGACATTGGTACTACATCCCTAAAATTTAAAGACATACACATTGATGGTGTAGGGCATTTTGATTCTATATCTGTAACTGGTAGTGCTGCTTTTTCCAACATAGACATCAATGGAGGTACTATAGATGGTGCAAGTATTGGTGCTTCTAGTGCTGATGCAGGTAGCTTTACAACTATATCGTCATCTGGACAAGCCACTCTTGCAAGTGTTGATATTAATGGCGGTGCAGTGGATGGTACTGTTATTGGTGCAACAACTCCATCATCTGTAGCTGCCACAACAGTATCAGCCTCATCAGGCTTTACAGGAGCTTTAACAGGTCAGGTTACAGGTAATGTGACAGGTAATGTTAGTGGGGATTTAACAGGAGATGTGACAGGTAACGTAACTGCAAATTCTGGTCTATCCACATTTAATAATGTAACAGTTAACGGAACACTAGATGTTACAGGCACAACGATTGCTAACGTTACTGATCCTAGTTCTGCACAAGATGCTGCCACCAAAAATTATGTTGATACACAAGTCGCAGGAGTTATTGATTCAGCGCCAGGAACTCTAGACACTCTTAACGAACTTGCTGCAGCATTAGGTGACGATGCCAACTTTAGCACAACTATTACAAACTCTATAGCTACCAAGCTACCACTTGCAGGTGGTACGATGTCTGGTGCTATAGCTATGGGTACAAACAAGATTACAGGCTTAGGTGACCCTACAGCTAATCAAGATGCAGCAACTAAAAAGTATACAACCGATACATTCTTACCATTAGCAGGTGGCACATTAACAGGTGCTATTGATATGGGTAGTCAAAAGATTACGACTACCTACACCCCTTCAAACGGACCTGACCTTACAAACAAAACCTACGTAGATGGTTTATTTGGAAGCAGCCAAAACGCCTCTACATCTGCTTCTCAGGCACAATCTTCAGCAACTGCTGCTGCAACTAGTGAAACAAATGCAGCTAACTCAGCGACTGCTGCTGCTTCAAGTGCAACTTCTGCAGCATCAAGTGCTACATCTGCTGCTGCTTCTTTTGATGACTTTGATGATAGATACCTTGGTCCTAAGTCTTCGGCTCCCACAGTAGACAATGACGGTGACGCCCTAGTTGCAGGTGCTCTCTATTTTAATACGTCAGTAAACATTCTTTATGTATACTCTACAGGTGGTGCTTGGCAAGCTGCAGGTTCCTCAGTAAATGGTACATCCGATAGAGAAGACTATGTTGTTGGAACTTCATCTGGTTCTTATAATGGATCTACTACAACCTTTCCTGCTACCTATGATCCTGGCTTTGTAGATGTCTATATGAATGGTATCAAGTTAGCACCTTCAGATTTTACAGCTTCAAACGGTACAACAGTAGTTTTAGGAACGGCTGCATCTACTAACGATGTTATTTCTATCGTTGCGTATGGTACTTTTGTTCTAGGAAATATGTATACTCAAACACAATCTGATGCAAGGTATGCTCAACTAAGTGGCGCAACATTTACAGGAGATGTGGATTTTGGTAGTAACAAAATTACTTATTCCAATGTATATAGCAACTTAAACGATTTACCGTCTGCTTCGACATATCACGGAATGTTCGCACACGTACACGGTACAGG